GTTCTAATTGTGGCTCCGCAGTTGCCGTTTCTTTCGGCTTTCTGCGAAGAAGTTTCTTTAGTCTTTCCATGCTTCGTGATGACTTTCATCTAACCAAAATGACTTTTGGTGCGGAAGTATTACTGAAGTGTTCACATGGATTGGATAGCCAAGTGATTTGATTCTTCGTGAGAAAAGTAAATCCTCACCAATCCATTCTCCGTTGACAGGCCCATCCCAAAACCAACACCAATCTTTGCCTTGATTTGGGTCTGCGACCTCGCGCATCTTTTCCAACACGCTTCGATGAACCATCAGACAACCTGTACCTGCTGCATCTATTTCAAAAACTGAGTTCTTGTCATATTTATACAAGGGCAAGAATCCTTGTGGTGAATCCTGAAAGATTGCAGGAACGGGTTTTGGATAAGTTTTGCCAGGAACACCGAAACCTGCAAAGACTAAACCTGCAACAACAGGGCGTTCTTTGTCATGGGCGGTGTCGCATAAAGCATCAAATGCTTCAACTGAGAGTTGCTCATCGCTATCCAACATCAATAACCAATCGGAATCGGTCATTTCTAAAAATTGTTTTACAACACGATTGCGTTGCTTTGACAATAACCCTGAACCTTTGACTCGCACAAATGGGCCGAGTTTTGAATTTCTAGCTCCTGAGAGTTGGATTAGTCTGAAAGCAAAAGCGCCATTGACCATTCCTGGATCGCAAGAGCCGATTGTTACTTTGTGACCTGTTTTCATGTGATTCCCCCGAATCTTAGAGGTGAAGAGTGGGTAAGTCGGGGGGAGCCTACCCACTCTTCACACTATTGAAGAACCTTCAAATTAGAAGGTTGGTGCGCTCAATCCGGTTCCTGAAATGATTGAGGCTGCTAGTGGATAACGCTCTGCTGTGTAAGCAGCGTATCCGTACACAACAGTCTTGATTGTCAAGTTGCCTGCACCTGTTGCATCGTAACGAAGTGTGAATGGTGATCCTGGTTGTTCCCAAAGGTGAGATTCACCTGCGTTGACAACATAGATTTCATCCTGGTTTGTTGTTGTTCCGTATGTTGTTCCGATGTTTGCATCAGTAATGATTGGGAGACCCATCATCTGATATCCGGAGTTTCCGTATGCAGAACCACCTGTTCCAACACCTGCTGCATTCATTGGGCCGTTAGCGGCTGGCACTACCAATGGGCGGTTTGTGCTGTCAACTGCTGCAAGCAAGAATGCAAGGCGGCGTGGGTGCATGATGAAGTGTGTTGGGTTTGTGAATGAGTTTGTCTGAATCTGTTGGATCGCATCTGCGAGCTTTGGATACAAAAGACCAACTGTTGGTGCTGTTGATGTGAATGTGATTGCGTTTCCGCCTGATGCACGGAGACCCTTGATTGTGCCTGCTGTGCCTGCACCGTTAAGAATCTGTGAATCAAGTGTTGTGTGCCATGACTTGATCAAGTCTGCTGCAACGAAAACATCAATGCCTGTTCCACGCTCAATCGCCTGGCGAGATAAATCCTGCTGTCCGGCAATTGTACGAACATTCACAGTTAGCAATGTATCGTCAACATCTGTCTCTGATACTGCATCGTTCTGTGTAACCTGTACGGCTGTTGATGATCCTGTTGTCATGCGAGAGATATTCAGGGTCATGCCAGATGGTGGAAGTGCCATCTTGTTTGTCGCGAAGTCTGCAAATGGGCGACCTGCACGAGCAAGTGGTGCTGCTAGATCAATGAGGTACTGTGGAATTACAAGACCTTCGAACTGTGCAGTTCCAACATCGCGGCGCTCAATCTCTTCTTCGCGCATATGGCGAGCAAGACGATCCTGTGCTGTGAAGTCTGACTTGAACTGTGCGTTGTAAGCATCCTTGAAGAATGATGAATCTGAACGCTCTGAGTATGTGCGTGATTCGCGTGTAACTGTTGTTCCACCAATGCGTGGTGTTGCAACTGATGCAACTGATGAGCGAATCTCAGATGCCTTCGCATCTGCATCTGCCTGTGTCTTTAGCTTTTCGATCTTTGTATCTAGTGAGCGTGCCTCTTCTACGAGAGCATCAACCTTCTCGGTTTCCTCAACAGTAAGGTCGGTGCGATCTTCTGAAGCTACTGCCTCAAGAACTGCATCCATTTCTGCCTTTACTGCATCACGGCGCTCAACTACTTTGTCAAAATATGACATTTGGTCTCCTTGTGAGTTTGTTGTTTTGGAAGTGAGGTGGTGGCGATGCTTCTCACGGCGCTTGCAGGGTGTGAGTCTCGCTCCGACTTCGATCTGTCAGATTGCTGACAGAAACTTATTTTGTGTTATTGATTATCGCTTTTGCTAGTCGAAGAGAAATCTTGCGACCCTCTTCTTCGGTTGGTTCAGGCAAGGCTTCAATGTAACGAAGTTCAGACATTTTGTGACCAACTAAAGTTTCTGTTGGTCGGTAGCCATCACGAAATTCTTCATATACACGAATCAAAACCGCAGCATCATCTTCTTCAGCTTCAATGGTGAAGTCTGTGCCAGGAATGTTGAGAGTGCCTTCTTCTAGGATTCGCTCAATGCGACCCTTAGCAGTTCCACCGCTTGAATCCCATTCAACAAAGTCGCCCACATTTTCGCGTGATTCTTCTTCAATTTCGCCTTCTGCGCCTGTGAGCATTGCCATCATTTCAACGGCTTTCATGATGTATTCATGACCTTCGCTCAAGTCATCAAAAATTGTTTTCAAGACGATCAAAGATTCACCGGTGACTTCACGGCCTTCCTTGATTGCATCTATGGCACTTCGCAATGCCTCGCGTGCTTCAACACTTGTTGTTGGGTAAGCAGGATATGTGACGACTGAGACATCTCCATCAGCAAGGCTGACTTCGGTAAGAACACGGCGACTTCTATCCTCTGACCACTTCTGACGAATCACACGGAAAGCAAAAGACATTTGGTCAACATCTCCGCGCTCAACTAACTTGTAAAGGTCGCGCCCTTCTGATGTGTCTGCAATCTCTGCATCCATATAGAGACCACGATCATCTTCAGTCAGTTTCAATGTGCCATTCTTCGTGCGAGCTAATGGCAAACCTTCATGGTTGATAAGTAGGCGCACATCAGGTGTTTCCATCAAAGTCTTGCGAAAGGCTCCCGGTGCGATGCTTTCCTTGAAAGGAAGGGGAACGCTTGAATCATTAAACACGGCTGCGTATCCTGAAAGGCGCATTGTGCCATCTTCAGCTTGGCGTGCTTCAACATCTCGCACGGTGAATGTGCGGCGTTCAATTTTTTTCATTTTGCTCCTTGAATCGGATTCGGCATCGAGCGCATCAATCTTGCGTTGCGCCCAATTTTGCGCCCTGTCAGAAAAGTTGGAATCTCCACCCCACAACAACCAGGCAACAAGACCTGCGCCTGGATACTGTGAGTCTGAAGGATCGCTGTTTTTTGGTGCTTGTCCATCTACTTGATGGCGAGCGAACCAGGGTGCCATCTTGCGAACTTTGTTTTCGGTGATTCGACCTGCTGCCATTTCGCGTGCTTCACGCTTTGTGCCATCAGTTAAGCCATCGCCCCCAAAACCTTCTTCAAGGTATTTGAGACCTCGTTGAGCATTTTCACGAATGAAAGAAGGAACGCTCAAATCAACTGCTCGAGTGTTTATTTCTCCACCCGGTTCCATATCCTCTGCGATAGATACTGCAACCATCTGATCAACTGCACTTTGCTTGTCATCATGGCAACCAATTGTTGTGTAGGAACCGTCAGTTTCTTCTTTGACAGTTGCCCAACCTGCACAATCGCTTTGTTTATCTGAGATGAAATATGGCATTTTTATCCTTAAATCAGAAGCAGAACTTCTGCATCGTCATTGAGTACGGAGAAATCAATCTGTGAAACTGCATTTATTCTGACAATACCCAATGATGCAGAAGCACCTGCAAGAATCACGCTTGGAATCTTTGGTTCAGGTGTTGGAAGAACAAAGTTAGGTTGAACAAAGTTCGGCATTCCGAACGATCCGACAACGGCAGTTTCAGGTTGAGGAATTGTTGCCTGTGCTAGAAGTCCACCAAGAGGTGCGCTTGCCGAAACAAGGTTATCAATCCGAGCAGTTGCACTTGCACTCATAGAACCGAGAGTTGCATTTGCAGTTGCAAATGTGATCGGCCCTAGAACATCAACATCAAGTTGAGATGTATCAAGAACAAACTGCGCCATGTTAGCTCGCTAGTGTGAGCGATACTGTCAGAGAACCGCTTGGAATAGTGAAGGTATCTCCTGCCGTGTAAGAGTTGCCTGTAATGGCACCACTAAACAGGAAGTTGCCTGTTGTTGCATTATCCCAAGCCGTGAAAAATGTCGCATCCTCTGAACCTGCAATGTTTGTCCAAGAGACATTTGCATCTGAAGTCAATCCGCCACCTGATGCAGTTCCAAAGGAAACTGATTGACGAGTTGTTTCAGTTGCAGGATTGCCTGTGCCATCTGCGCCTGGGTCGCCGATGTGTAGCTTCACAAAGACATTGGCTGCTGAATAGGCGGTGGCGTTGCCAACTGCATCAAGAAACTTGTTTGCAAGATATGAACTCAGACCTGTTGCCATTATTCATCCCCCTCAACAAACTCTTCAATCACTTCGACAATGAGGTTATTTTCATCGCGGATGATTCTCTTGCGAACACGAGTGCGTTCAATTGTGTTTGTGACATTGACAGTCGGTGCATCCACGCTCACATTCGGCGCTTCAACATTGACCTGTGGTGAATCAAACATGACCATCGCAGGTTCAATCGTCACATTAGGTGCTGCGACATTGACTGTTGGTTCAGGAACTTGAAGAACCATCTGTGGTTGATTATTGCGAGCCTCGCGAACATCATAAGCACTTGCAGGATCGAGTGGATCAATCTGTGCAATAGGTTGCAACTGACTTGAAGGAACTCCTGTGTGTGCCATAGGTTCCATTCCAATCGCAGCCAATACCGCTTCAGGGTCATATCCAACTTGAACGAGCTGAGTAACAATTTCAGCACGCAACTTGACACCAACATCTTTTGCATCACTTGCATCAATGTTTTGCAATGGCACGCGATAGTTGTCACCATCAGGGATCGGTGCCATATCTTCCATTTGGTGAACATCGTTTAGGCTCAAGAAACCTTCACGCAAGCCCTTTGTGTAGGCTTCATATCGCTCAAGAGTTGTGCCTCGTAGCAAAGCATCAAGATTGAACTTGATAAAACCGTCAGGTTCAGGAAGTAAAGTGCTGAAAGATTGCTCTAAACGCTCAAGCAATGGGCGCAATGAGTGCTGAACAAATGAAAGATTCTGTGCTTCAACCGATGCAAATGACATCGCACCTGCAACCGGATGACCCAAGAGGCTGATTGGAACGCGGAATAGGCGTGCAATATCTTCCACATTGAACCGGCGTGTGTCTAGCAACTGGGCATCCTGGGCGTTCAAAGTCAATGGCTTGAATGAAGCACCACCTGAAAGCACGCCAATTTTTCCTGCGCGATATGGGCCTGTGTGTGTGATGTTCCAATCGCGCCCAATATCTTGCGCTTGCTCTTCTGTTAGCTCACCTGGAACTTCAATGACTCCGCCTGGGTTGGCTGCATTGCCGAAGTATGCTGCTGCATATGTATCGGCTGCCATAGCAGCCCCAATTGTTAAACGAGCAGCAGCGA